GTCAGGGATGGCAGAATATACGTGGAGTAGGGGATGTTGTAGGAGAAAGAATTAGAGAGAACCCCTGGGGTGCATTGTCTGCTATTTTTTCATCTCAGGTAACACCAGGTGGTGGTTATACAGATGAAGCTCCTAGGGCTTTAGAAGGCATTTTCCCAGGAGCCGCACCAACAACAATACTTCCTGAAGAACCTTCTTCATATGGGAATCTTGGATATGAGCCGGATGCTGATATTGTAGACTGGAGTAAAGTAGAAGAAGATGCAGCGGCTGGCGTATTTGACGCAGACTTTGATTATATACCAGCACAAGTTAGGTCTGGTGTGGGTGGTGATCTCCCACCTGTGCCTACTGAAGATGCTCCATATTTAGGTATTGCTGAATCTCCTTCTATGGTGAATCCTAGTTTATATAGACAACCGAATGTTCAGTATGGTTCGACTCCCCCCTATGATGAAGGGTGGTCGCAAAGGAGAATGTTGGGGGAACCTGTAGCTAGAAGTCCTGGTGAGGAATATGTTACCCATAGACAAGAAATTGCTGATCTTAAAAATGTAGAGCATGACTACACATCTGATCTAGCTAATTGGAACAGAAGTCAGCAGGCAGGGAGTGATGATTCTGATGTTGCTGAAGCCAAGTATAATGTGATGAAACATTTGAATCTTGCTTATGGTGCTAGGCCACTGCTAGGAGATTCATTAAAGCCAGATGCTAGTGCAGATGATTATGAAAGGCAAGGTATGCACAATCTAATGATCAATACACCATCTAACTTTGCGAGGGATACAGCTGCTAATTTGTTAGATAGCTCTAGTACAATTCAAGAGGCTCTTGATGATCTGAGTGGGCAAGATCAAAGAGTGAAAGTTATGGATTCTTTGACTGATATGGCTAATAATGCTACGTTTAGAGCATTAAGGGATGAGAGGGTATCCAAAGAAGAAGCTTACAAGAGTGAGGATGTGGTTTGGGATCACAGAGAAATGAGGGATTTGGCTCAAGAACTTATAAATGAAGAGCGTGATCCAGAAACCATTACAGTAGAGAATGTAAAAGAAGAAGCAAAGAAGGCATACGAAAAACGAACCGACGTAAGAGAAGAGGCGCGAGAACAAGGATCAGAACTAAGAGATGCTCTAAAAGCAGAACAAGATCGTATAAGAGAAGAGAGCCGTGTAGAAAGTTTTGCAGATATGCCAGAGCCAGAACCATTGGACCCCCAGGTTGAAGATTTTTCTGCTATAAGAGATCGTGAAGCAGAAGCAGCAGCGGAAAGAGATCGTGAGGCTGAGGAAGCAGCAGCGGAAAGAAGTCGTGCTGCTGAAGCAGCGGCAGCGGAAAGAGATCGTGCTGCAGCTAAAGCAGCGGCTGAGAGAGATAGAGAGAGAGCCAACAGAGAAAGAGAAAAGGCAGAGCGACAAGCTGAAATTGCTAGAGATGAAAGAGCAAGAGCAAGTGCAGAGCGTGATAGACTGGAAGCACTTTCTCGACAGCGGGACGCGGAGAGAAGAGTAGCAGAAGCTGAAAGAACTAGGCAAGAAGCAGAAGCAGCAGAAGAAAGGAAGCGACAGCAGCAAAGAGAATCTGCGGAGAAGCGTAGAGAAGATTTAGAAAGAGCAGCAGTGGCTCAAAGACAGGCTGAACAGGAAAGAGAGAGGCTGAAGCAGAAAAACAGAGAGGCCGCAGCAGCAGCGAACGCAAAATGGGCTAGATATAACTCAACAAGTTGGTCACGACTTCCAGGAGAAACACAACTGGAATACACTCAACGTATGCAGCGTCTAGGTCGTGGTGGAGGTATGTACACATGACCGAGCGACAAGATAAATTTATTGAACACTATTCCATAACTGGCAATGCTACTGATTCTGCTATAAAGGCAGGATACTCCGAGAAGACAGCCAAGCAGAAAGGGTATGAACTTAAAAATATTTTAAGGGAACAGATCAATGATCAGACTCAAAAGGTTCTTGCAGATAAGATACCCTCAAGCCTGCACTTTCTATCTGAACTGGCCAGTTCAGATAGAAAGTGCAGGCTTGAGGGTATCTTATCTGCAAGAACCTTTTGAGTCTGATCATTGATCTGTTCCCTTAAAATATTTTTAAGTTCATACCCTTTCTGCTTGGCTGTCTTCTCGGAGTATCCTGCCTTTATAGCAGAATCAGTAGCATTGCCAGTTATGGAATAGTGTTCAATAAATTTATCTTGTCGCTCGGTCATGTGTACATACCTCCACCACGACCTAGACGCTGCATACGTTGAGTGTATTCCAGTTGTGTTTCTCCTGGAAGTCGTGACCAACTTGTTGAGTTATATCTAGCCCATTTTGCGTTCGCTGCTGCTGCGGCCTCTCTGTTTTTCTGCTTCAGCCTCTCTCTTTCCTGTTCAGCCTGTCTTTGAGCCACTGCTGCTCTTTCTAAATCTTCTCTACGCTTCTCCGCAGATTCTCTTTGCTGCTGTCGCTTCCTTTCTTCTGCTGCTTCTGCTTCTTGCCTAGTTCTTTCAGCTTCTGCTACTCTTCTCTCCGCGTCCCGCTGTCGAGAAAGTGCTTCCAGTCTATCACGCTCTGCACTTGCTCTTGCTCTTTCATCTCTAGCAATTTCAGCTTGTCGCTCTGCCTTTTCTCTTTCTCTGTTGGCTCTCTCTCTATCTCTCTCAGCCGCTGCTTTAGCTGCAGCACGATCTCTTTCCGCTGCCGCTGCTTCAGCAGCACGACTTCTTTCCGCTGCTGCTTCCTCAGCCTCACGATCTCTTTCCGCTGCTGCTTCTGCTTCACGATCTCTTATAGCAGAAAAATCTTCAACCTGGGGGTCCAATGGTTCTGGCTCTGGCATATCTGCAAAACTTTCTACACGGCTCTCTTCTCTTATACGATCTTGTTCTGCTTTTAGAGCATCTCTTAGTTCTGATCCTTGTTCTCGCGCCTCTTCTCTTACGTCGGTTCGTTTTTCGTATGCCTTCTTTGCTTCTTCTTTTACATTCTCTACTGTAATGGTTTCTGGATCACGCTCTTCATTTATAAGTTCTTGAGCCAAATCCCTCATTTCTCTGTGATCCCAAACCACATCCTCACTCTTGTAAGCTTCTTCTTTGGATACCCTCTCATCCCTTAATGCTCTAAACGTAGCATTATTAGCCATATCAGTCAAAGAATCCATAACTTTCACTCTTTGATCTTGCCCACTCAGATCATCAAGAGCCTCTTGAATTGTACTAGAGCTATCTAACAAATTAGCAGCTGTATCCCTCGCAAAGTTAGATGGTGTATTGATCATTAGATTGTGCATACCTTGCCTTTCATAATCATCTGCACTAGCATCTGGCTTTAATGAATCTCCTAGCAGTGGCCTAGCACCATAAGCAAGATTCAAATGTTTCATCACATTATACTTGGCTTCAGCAACATCAGAATCATCACTCCCTGCCTGCTGACTTCTGTTCCAATTAGCTAGATCAGATGTGTAGTCATGCTCTACATTTTTAAGATCAGCAATTTCTTGTCTATGGGTAACATATTCCTCACCAGGACTTCTAGCTACAGGTTCCCCCAACATTCTCCTTTGCGACCACCCTTCATCATAGGGGGGAGTCGAACCATACTGAACATTCGGTTGTCTATATAAACTAGGATTCACCATAGAAGGAGATTCAGCAATACCTAAATATGGAGCATCTTCAGTAGGCACAGGTGGGAGATCACCACCCACACCAGACCTAACTTGTGCTGGTATATAATCAAAGTCTGCGTCAAATACGCCAGCCGCTGCATCTTCTTCTACTTTACTCCAGTCTACAATATCAGCATCCGGCTCATATCCAAGATTCCCATATGAAGAAGGTTCTTCAGGAAGTATTGTTGTTGGTGCGGCTCCTGGGAAAATGCCTTCTAAAGCCCTAGGAGCTTCATCTGTATAACCACCACCTGGTGTTACCTGAGATGAAAAAATAGCAGACAATGCACCCCAGGGGTTCTCTCTAATTCTTTCTCCTACAACATCCCCTACTCCACGTATATTCTGCCATCCCTGAC